GTTCATAGAATCTTGTGATTGCGGTGATCTTTTCAATTTGGTTATCAATTATGGGTGTCCTATTCGGCCAGTGGATGTATTCCTTTTCAGGATTTTTCATCAGGTTATACATTAAAGGTAAAATTAAATCTTCTACCTGCTTCAATTTTTCTGAAACTTCCATTTCGACCAGTCGCTTATGTTCTGAAATAAGTGTCGATTGGTCTACATTAAGAAGTCTAGCTTCTAGGTCATATAGCTTGGCCATGATCTCATCTTTGAGACCGCTGGTATCTATATCTTCTTGGGGATTATATGGTTCTCGAACGTGAACCACGGTTTCGGTAGGGTCTTCGAATGTAAATCCGAAATCATAGGTTGTATTGGACATATTTTCTAATATACCTTTCGTTGGGATAAAATATATTCATTTCACCATTTTCCAAAAATTAAAAGCCATGGAGACTCTTTCGCCATCACCTTCGTTTGGTAAAACACGATGCATCAAATCATCAGGAAATAATAATAACAACCCAGCATATGGTTTAATCTGGAAGATTTCTTTTTCAATCTCATACTCAAAATGACCAGCATTTTCTGGAACTTGGAGATAAAGGACTGCACACATCTCATCTGTGCCACCCCTATCGTGATGATGCCACGCATTATAATCGCTACCAGTATTGATATTATACCAGTAAGTTATATCTCCAGTAACACCAGCTACAGTTTGAACATTATCTATAACTGATTCTGCCCAGGAATAAGTTTTTCTATTGCAACGATCACTGTGCCATCCACCTTTATTACTTCGTTTAACAGACTTGGCTATACCGCGCAATGCTAAAACATTGTCGGTGAAATTTTCCGGTAAAGTAAGTTGAACTAATCGCACAAACATAAAAAGAATTAGTCAACTGTAAATTCAGAGGTTGTTTTGGACATATTTTTTAATATACCTTTTTGCTCGTTTTTCAAGGGACTTCATAGCCATCTTCATTTTCATCTCAGAGGCATGGTCAGAAAAATTCAATCCAAGCATATGATCATATTCATGTTGAAAGATTCTAGCGGGCAATCCCGTAAACTCTTCTACTATATATTCACCGTCTATATTCTGGTACGAAGCAGTGATAGCTGCTGGGCGCTTGATAGAAAGCCACAGTCCAGGATAACTTAGACAACCTTCTTTGGCAAGATTAGTTTCTGGTGACCATGAAACAATCTTAGGATTAAAAATATTCTTTCGATTGTCATCATCTGAACCCATTACAAAAACTTTAGCATCGATGCCCACTTGATTTGCCGACAGACCCAGACCCTTTGTTTCTCTGCACTTAGTCCATAGTCTATCTACTAAATCTTTAGCATCTTCTTTATCAAAATCAAAAGTAGTTGGCTCAACCCGAAGTGTCGGATCAGTAAACTTAATTAATTCCATAATCATTTCTTTCTATTATATCCAAGTGTCTCATATTCTTCTGATAAAAAATCCATACAGAATTCATATTCTTTATCAGTTAAGTGTTCAATGGCAAAAGGTTTCTTGAGTGGTTTACTTTCATGTACCGATAGATTTCTAACAACATCTTCAAATTTAAAGATGTTTATGTTATCAGTTATTGGTTCTTTTATCCAGTCTAGTTGACTATGATAAAAATGATTGGTAATTGGATTATTATAACATGTATAAAGATGTAAAGCAAATTTATAAAAATCTCCGAACATTTCAATTCGACCATAGTTATACATACTTATAATTCTATCAAGAGGTTCTCTGACAATAGTAAACTCAATAAAATCTGTTAGATCAAATTTGGAAAGATAATCTCTAACATGTTTTTGTTTTACATGGTAGGGATGGCCATCTTTAATATTATAATTAATTCTTAAATCTTTACCGTCTGAGAATAATTTGCGTATTGATGAACCAGAAGTCTTTGGAATATGAAAAAATAAAATCTTTTTTGTTTGATTAAAAATCATACAACCATTTCGCTATAGTTATTTTTCTTTTCAAACTTAATCAGACTGCGGAACTTATCAAACAGTTGATCGCCCTTATGACTGATAACAAATACATTAGTATCTTCACCCAATGTATCAAGTAGAGACATAATATAATCTGTCCCATTGTTATCTAGAGAACTATCAAACACCTCATCCAAAATCAAAAGATTGGTAGCAACACTATTCTTCATCTTAGCAATCGTTCTCCATGTAAAGAGAAGTGCTAAGTCAATACGTTGCTTTTCACCCTCTGAGAACGAAGCATAACTAAAGTCATCGCGATGGCGAGACTTAATAGTTTCATCAAACTTCTCATCCAGATTAAACTGCACAAAGAAGTCCATTGATTGTAAGTATTTATTCACCAGTTTATTGATAACTGGAAGATACTGCCGAATAATCTTAGTCTTAATACCAGTGTCCTTGAGGAGAGTGGAGACAGCATCCATGTAATGCTTTTCTTCATTCAACTTGGCCTTTTCTTCGTTCTGAACCAGAACTTCCTTAGCATAAGTCTTTAGCTTATTCTTTTCAGTATCTATATCACCAGTTTTAGATGTAATGTCATTCAGTTCTAGATTTAGTGCTTGAATTAATCTTTGTTGAACAATAATTTCATTGTTGTTCGTGATAATCTCTGCACTTAACTCAGAAATTTGTTCGGAGAGAGTCTCATTTTCCGCGATAAGTTCCTCAAGTTTTGTAAACTCTTCCTGTAACTTATCCATTCCCGAAGATAGTTCTTCGATTTTCTCTTGTCTGGATGATACGATGGTTTCTTTATGATCGTGAGCAATGCCTTGCTGGCACGTCGGACATTCGTCTGTCTCATTGTAGAATGCCACCTCCTTCTGGAGATCGCGGAGTTGGGTGGAAAATTTGGTTTTAAAAGATTCGAGTTTCTTTTGCTTTGTGGCGAGATCTCCGAGTGCTGCCTTGGCATCTTCGTGTGTAATCTTCTCTCCTTCGAGTGCAGCAACAAGACCTTGGAAACTGGCGATGGATAATTCACCTTCTTCGATTCGTGAGATAATTTCATCAACTCTTTTCTCACGATTTGCCTCCAGTGTGTCAACATATTCTTTTTGAATTGATGCTTTCTGCTTCAAAACTTCCAGTTTACCGTCGGCATCTTGAATTTGGTCTTTAAGAGCATTCAACTTGTCACGTAATACCACATTCATCGTAGTGAAGATTTGAATATCAAGTAGGTCTTCGATGATGTCTCTACGGGTACCAGACGGCAACTGCATAAACGGTGTAAACGAGGCCGAACCAAGAATTACAATCTGAGTAAAAGATTTGTAGTTCAACTTGAGAATGGATTCCTCAAGATACTTTTGATAGTCACGGGCGGCAGCATCTTGGTTCAACAGTTCACCGTCAACATAGATTTCAAAAAGACCTGGCTTGATGCCGCGAACAATCTTATACAATTTACTACCAGTATGGAATTCTACCTCAACCAGAAGTTGCTTCTTGTTAATAGAGTTTACCAACTGCGGCTTGTTGATGTTACGAAACGGCTTACCGAAAAGGGAGAAGCATAATGCATCAAGCATTGTGGACTTACCGCCGCCATTCTCACCGACTATGAGGGTGCTGGGTGAACGGTCTAGTTTAATTTCAGTAAACTGATTGCCAGTAGAAAGAAAGTTCTTCCAACGAATAGTGTTAAAAATAATCATACTGTAACGTTCTGTGCCTCAACATAGAGAGTTTGTAGAATAGACTTGATACGGTTCTTTTCCAGATCGGTTTGAATGGTGTCAACAAAATCTGAGAGAACAGACATAGTATCTTCCACATTCAACTCGTCATCATCGGTCGCTTCCGTTTCAAATTCAGAAAAGTCTTCAATGATTTTAAGTTCGATTAGATTTAGGTCATACAACTTATCAACAAAGCGGTCAAACTTATAGAAGTCGATTTTCTTCACAACTACCAAGCGAACACAAGAACCGACCATGGGTAGAAGGTCGATGGCAGACGGGTCACCATTAGTATCATCATAGTAGATTTTATGAAAGATTTTAAATGGGTTCTCAAAGAATTCTACTTCGTTTGTTTCCGTATCATATAAGTGATACCCTCTCGGATCATTATAATCATTCCAAGTAAACTCATAGGTATTACCAAGATACAAAATATTACCAGACCGACTACGATGGTGAAAATGACCGCTACAAACGAGAGGAAATCTATCAAAGTCCACAGTGTCCATTCCGTGGTCATTTTTATACCCACGATACATTTCGAAACCTGAAAATTCAAAGTGTCCAAAAACTGCTTGTGCATTACTTTTCTTTACTACCTCCATAGTTTCTGAATAATTACCAGAACAAATCCATGGAACAAGTAGTAGATTTTTTCCGTCTAATCTAATTTCTTCTGCTTCCGAATATGTAATAATGTTTTCATACTCACGGAGCAAAAGGTCTAGTGAGTTTACATCATTAGTATTCTTGAAGAAAGTATCGTGGTTACCAGCAATCATATGAACGTCGATGCCCAAATCACTGGTTTTGTCAAAGAAATACTCTCGGCATTTCTTCAACGTATTATAATTTATAAACTTGCGGCGGTCAAAAACATCACCAAGATGAATAATAGTCTTGATGCCTTCCCGTTCCAGATGAGGGAAGAATGTTTCTGTGTAGAACTTCGCAAAGAAGTTGTCAAACGGAATGGAATCCGACCTAGCACCGAAGTGAGTATCTGTAATCAACGCAATTTTCATGACTTTAGAATTCCAAGTAAAGTATTAGTCTGGCTGATTGCATCATCAAGCGCATGGTGATGCGTGTCATTTTCGGCTGCACGAATCTTAGCATTGCTAAGGCCCATAAGATTCATAACGGTGCGATAGCACATGATGTTATAAAAGCGCCAAGGGTACGGCAGACCTACCGCGGCATATGCAGACTCCAGAATGGTAATATCAAACGAAGCACCGTTGCCCCACGGCATTACCTTGTCTCTACCAATCCAGTCAGTGAAACTTTGTAGTGCGTCCACGAGTTGCAGTTGGTCGACAAGAAGAGCATCTCTAGCCGCGGCACTTTGCTGCATCCACCAATCAATAGTAGACTTGTCAACGTGAAGCCCTGCGGTCTTACAAGATTTAGCATCGATGTTACAGTAGAACTTATCGATAATACCTTCACCGATAGTAAACTTGGTAGCACCAATAGAAAGAATGGTCGCGTTGGCTCTTGTCGAAAGAGTTTCCAAGTCAATCATTACATGAACGGTATTAAGATCAGTTACTTTCATTTACGCTTCTCTTTTGCATATTGTGATAATGCCTTATCGCAGTAGTCACGAATATTTTCTACCGTCACCATATAGTTATGTCTGATATTAGACGGCGTTGCCTTGTCCTGCATAGTATCGACCATCTGCTGGACGATTGCAGGAACAATTAGTTCCTTAGTCATATTACACCTTATTTTTTATCTGTAACCAACGTAGGGGTTGCAGAATTTGTGGCATCAGGAATAGCTTCCTGTAGCGCCTGTTCGGGATCAATCTCTTCGACATCTTGAATGCGCTTCAATGCAATTTGACCATTACAGATCATGTAGTGCTGACCTTCGCCGAGTTTAGACGATTCAAGATAGATGCACCCAGCATTCTGAACCGAAATGTTTCGAACTTCTTCGCGATGACCGGCAACGCTAGTAACAACAGAAATCACAGCGGTAGAAACAACGCCTAGCATCAATAGGGAGAACCAGTTATCAGAAACAAACTTAACAGCAGTATTAACTTTAGGAGAATCAACCATAAATGTACCTTTCAATTAGAAGTGATATTTACATATTACTCTAAATCTAGTCCAGAGTCAACAGTTTTTTGTTTGTCCAGATATTTTGGTCTGCGCTTAGGAATGTTACTGACTTCTGCTGGCTTATCAAAGTCTTCTACCAGGTCAATTGTCTTTTTAAGATAGTCAATAAACTCGTTGCCATAATCACCGCCGTCATGGTCCTGCGTGATTAAATCATGCACATCTAGATTACGGATGTATCGATACTTGGCTGCTTGTTGCTTCTTCTCTTTCGCAATACGGCGTAAGAAGGCATAATACGTAATCTGTGTGAAGTAAGCAAAGGGATTCCTAGACTTAGCAGGATCGAAGTTATCGATGTAAGTAATACAGTTTTCAATTCCATCAAGAATCATTTCCTCGCGATAGGTATAGTTGATGAAGTTTGATTTATATGCTAAGTGATTCGCTATCTTGAGAAAGCATTCTCCTAGATAATTAGGTACGCGAGGCTTCTTACTACGGTCATAGTCGGGTTCAGCTTTAGCAGCCAAAACCTTTTCTCTATACTCCGTAATCTTTTCTAGAAACAAAGCATTATCTACGTAGTGGACATTATTTTTTTTATTCTTGGCCATTGGGACCTCCCTCATGATATAATCTGTTATACTACATTTTTTTATATATAGCAACATTTTTATTCAAAAAAAGTATTTACAACTGGTGATTCTTGTGGTATAAGAAGAGTGTAGCTCTTCAAGAATGAATCAATTAAGTAATCCTTTGCTTCTTAGTATTCTTGCTTGAAGCATTTCCATCTCATCAAACTCATCAATGTCTTCTATTGACTCAGGCGAATCGTTGCCGATATACATGAGGTATTGCTGTAGCAGATTTTCTTTTAATGAACCGGAGGTAAGTATCTCCCCGGCGCTCAAAAGAAAACTTTTGTCAGGAGAAATTCCAATCCATGGCTTCAAAAGAAATGTTTCACCGTTTATTCCTTCATGAGTAACTTGAACCGCAATAACAGCAATCGGATCATCAACCCAATAATTATTAGAGTCAGCTTGGCGAACACCTGCAATGAGTGTTTCGCCATTTTTTAATCTTAGAACAGTCACATCGGTCATAGCTGTATTCTCACTAATTTGTAGTTGAAACCTTCTTCATTATATATCTTAATTCTTTCCACCATATGAGAAAGAGTGTAGTTCTTACGGCTCTTCCATGTTAGGTCATCACCGATATCAAATAGTCTGCACATTGTCTTGTCGGTACCCTTTCGAAGTCCTCTACCGATAGATTGTAGATTTCGAATGCGAGACTTAGAGGGTGAGGCAAAGATAACGTTGTGAAGATTTCTTATATTTATGCCCGTTGAAAACGTGCCGTAGGACGCTATGATGATGGCGTCTTTTTCTTTTTCCGTGATATCTCTAATCGCTTCACGCTGTTGCGTATCTGTGCCACCGTGGACAAAGAAAACTTGGCGATTATCTCCAACCTTGTTATTGATTAGGTCATACAAAACTTGGCCATGCTTTTCAACAAACTGGAATAGAACAAGCGTATTACCCTTCTGGGTGGTAGCAAGGTTTTTAATCACGTTGTTGCGCTTGGGGTGTGTAACCAGCCAGTCCATTTCTTCTTGGTACGTGTAGGTCTTTAGCGCCTTCTTCTCTTCGTCTGTATAGTCTAGAAGAATACAGTGAATATCAAGGTCAGCCACTGAGCCTTGGTCCATCAGTTCCTTAGTAGAGATAACTTTTTTAACTTTACCAAATAGTCCCTCAAGAATAAGTTTATGGGTCTTCATTCCATCTAATGTTCCGGTGGTACCGATGCGATACTTTGTGTTAACGCATTTATCAAAGATAGATGTTAGCGACTTTGCTTTAAACAAATGCGCTTCATCGCCATAGATTACATCAAACTCATCAAAGAATTTTTTCGGTAGCTTATAGATGGACTGCCACGTGGAAATTACAATAGATGCTTCGTTTGATTTTTCATGGCCAGCGTAAATCTTGGCGCAGTTCTGAGATACGTACCACTCGGTGTGCGATGCATAGTCTTGAAAGTCTTTATACATTTGTTCTACGAGTGAAGTGGTAGGAACAATAATCAACTGCTTACGACCAAATTGCTGGTGATATCGCATTAGCAGATAGATGATGAGCGACTTACCAGATGCGGTAGGTGATAGTAGCAGTGTGCGACCGATACGAATAGCATATTTAACCGCTTCTAACTGGTAGTCTCTTGTCTCAATTGGCTTATCTTGGCTATGTAAGTTCAAAGATTCCGCAAACTTTTGCACATCTTCCATAGTAACTGGATCACCAATACGTTCCATGTCAACGTCTACGATGTAGTCTAGTCTCTCCGCAAACTCTCTGAGGTATGGCAGAAGGCCAACATAAAGTTCTTTTGTCCAGATATTGAACAGTCTGGCTTTACCGTCCCATAGTTTGGCACGATACGTTGGCATGAAACGTGCGCCCGGGACTTCAAAAGTGAAGTAATCATTTATTTCTTGTGCAATACCTGGGTCACAATCGACCTTCAGATGCACCTCATTTTTCTTGGAAACTTTTAGATCACTCACATCAATCCGTTTGTAAATTTAGTCCACTCAATGGCATTCTTAATATCCCATGTTCTACTATTTAGTGAGCGTATAATTTGCTCTAATTGGTAGAGTAAGGCTTTAACATATTCTACTTTGTCCATAGCTCGAATGATATCTTCATCACAGTTGATGCGGTCTTCCATATCATGCTTCAATGGCTTTAGGCCTTGATACTGGTTCCAACCCTTATCTTGTAGTTCATCTAGGGTCATTTCACCTCGAAAGTATTTACCTTTATCTCGGCGCAAACGGTAGTAATCTGCTTCTGCTTTTCGCAGTTGCAGTTTAGTATTTGAAAGAATATTCAAATACTTTGCATGTAATTCTGGCGTTTTAGTGGATTCTCTACCTAGATTTAGCTCATCTATTTTAGAATCGCCTGTCCACATTTCTTGGACTTCTGATAATTTCATAATATAACCTCAATAGTTATTTAATAAACTTATACATCGTATATTTAAAAGTGACCTGTGCTGTTAGATACTGGACATTACCATCACTGATATCAAATTCCAGTCCTTGTAAAGTTGTTGGATAACAATCAATGAATTTAATTTCCATCGCTTTATTTAGGTCGGAATCTAGAACGACTAATGTTCCATCAGAATAATCACCAGAGCTACTAAAGCCCCTTTCGGTTCCGCCTCTGGCCAGTTTAAATTGTTTATACTGGTTACGCTCTTCCGGAAAGCCTAGACCAATTAGCCAATCGTGTAACTCAATATAGTTTTGGAAGTTTTCTTGAACGATAAACTTTATGGTCAATTCATCATACGTAAGATTGGTACCAGGAACAGTGAAGTCAACCAAAGGGTTGGACACATATGCATTACCGATTGATAATGCTGGAATCATAGCAGACTGGCAAAAGAACGATACATTAGGAAGCGTGTCGATATTAAACTGAAAACCATTTGGTTTCAGATAATTCAAAGTATCAGGTTTATCTAATGTTCTTCTTGACATATCTTTCTCCGTCTATTATTTATAACGAAAAAGGGGAGAGCATTTCTGCTCCCCCCAGTTTTTTGCAACCCTTCCTCTAATGGGAAGGTATCGATTACATAAGGTTAGTAACCTTAACGCGACGATAGTATTGGTTACGGTTGGCAGTGAATGTATCA